ATATGGGGCCAATTTGGGGCCTGCGCGTGGCGCTTTGACGGGGCCTCATGCAAGACCCGAACAGGAAGTGCAGACGGCTGCACTGATTGAGAGGTTGGGGTAGGCGTACGGATCCTATACTGAGGATCTCGATGGGAGCGTCTCATGTGCAGCCACTACCAGACCTTAAAGGATGCCGAGCTGCTGCTGGAACGGTTCGGCGCGCCCAATAAGCCGGCCGGCGGCGACTACGACATGTGGCCGCGCCGCCAGGGCGTTTTCATCCGGAGGCCGGTCGAGCATGACGCCGGCGACGAGGCGGTGCCGGAGCGCGAGGCGGTTGTGGGCCGCTGGGGCCTGATAAGCGCCATGACGAAAGCAGACGGCCTGGACAAGGCCGGCAAGCTGTCGACGTTCAACGCCCGCAGCGAGACGGCGGCCAAATCCTTTACCTTCGGCAACGCCTGGCGCCGGGCCCAGCACTGCATCATCCCAGCGGCTGCAATTTTCGAACCCGACTGGCGGTCGGGCGCTGCGGTGGCCACCCGGTTCACTCGGGCCGACGGCGCGCCGCTGGGCATCGCCGGGTTGTGGGATCGCTTCAGGGATGCCGCCGGCCATTGGCAGGAGAGCTACACCATGCTGACCATCAACGCCGACCAGGACCCGCTATTCCGGGACTACCACCAGGCCGGCAAGGAAAAGCGGATGGTCGCCATCCTGCCCGAGGGTGCCTACGGCGACTGGCTCGCCGCGCCGGCGGATGCGACACGGGAGTTCCTGGTGCGCTTCCCGGCTGACCGGCTGGTGGCAACCCCTATGAAGTGACCCCGATTATTGCGGAATATACTGGATGCACAACCAGTGTTTTCCGCCATGCCGTTCAAAGCCCCCCTGACCACCGAGCAGCTGCGCGCCATTCGCGAGCGCCAGCCATGGAACCCCGATGTGATCGCCCTGCTCTGGGAGATCAAGCGCATGCGGTCGATGCTGCTGCGCCTGCACCAGGTGTCCAGCGACCTTAAGCGGCCCGCCAGCATAGTGGGCGAGATCTACGACGACCTGATGGCGGCGCTGGCCGTCGAGCCCTGTGTCGTCGAGTTCAAGCAGACCACGGCCGAGCTGCTCGAGGAGCCGCGCAAACTCCGTAAGGGGATGGCACCGCGTTAACGGTGCCAGGCTTGGCACGCCTCCAGCTGGGCTGTCAATTTCTGGATTCCAGCCCGGAGGGCGAAATAATCCGATCGAGCAGCGGGATCAAGTTCGGCGCGGGCTCCATGATCCACGCCGGCGGCGGCGCTGGCTTCGGGCACTCCACGGCCGGCGGCGGGACAGGCGGCACGGACGTGCAGCCGCTGGCGCCCAGCATCAACATCAGCCCGCAGGCCATCGTCTTGAATCTGCGCATTGCGCATCCCTCCATAGGCGGCCCACTCGGCACGCCCGTTACGTTCGTTGATTTCCGCGACGTCTGCATGGCGCCGCGCCAGGATCTCGCGGGCTTGCCGCTGGCCCTCGGCCACCTCGTCCGCCCGCGCCGCGCGCAGGCCCGCCAGCTGATCGCCATAGCGCCAGCCCTGCGCTGTCCACGCCGCAGCGCCGAGCGCAAGCCCGCCGGCCAGCGCTGCCGCCGCGTATCCCTTCCACCCGACCAGCGCGCCAGCGGCGCGCGCCAAGGCGCTCACGGCGCTACCTCGACCGCCGCTTGGCGGTAGAGATCCGGCCAGCTGTCCGGCTTGGGCTTACCCGGCCGCCAGGTGCGCAGGTACAGCGCCCAGCCAGCGTCAGCGTCACCGACCGGCGGCAGCGCCTTCGGATCGGTCCACAGCAGCAGCCGCGCCAGGCCGGCCGCCAGCACGTCGTCATACTCCAGCGCGGCATAGATCGCGTCCGGGTCGCAAGCCACGCTGCGCGCCCGGCAAAGCGCTGCCAGGCAGCCCTTGCTGGCCGGGTGCAGGTACACGCCCCACACGCCGCCGCGGCTCGCCCGCGTGCCCTTCTCAAACTGCCAGAAGCCCCGCGCCGGTCCGCCGATCTGACGCCGATGCACGAAGCGACTTTCCTGCAGGCCGATCGCCAGCAGCATGACGCGCGCCTCCGGCGTGTCCATGCGCTCCGGCAACAGTGCCAGCCCCGGCGCGACCGCGCTCGATATGATCTGCTTCAATTCCATCATTGCCTCACACTCACGATGCACGCGACATTGCCTTGCGCGCGGTAGACGAGGACCGCCAGCAACAAAGCCACTACGGTCTGCCACAGGGTCACCTGCTCATGTTGAACAAGCACATCAAGTGCTTGCCCGCCCGTGCCGACGATCAGCAGATACGCCAGCCACGACATACCCCGCCGGAACCGCGCCCCGTTGCGTCGATAGAGGAGAAGGCGGACGGCCGATGCCACATTCGCCACGACAAAAAGAAAGGCCACCAACAGTTGGTGGCCAGAATCAATCGCTGCTGCGGCTTGCATATCAGCCTCCCTTCCTGAATACCGAAAAGTCCAAGGCTTTGACCTTCTCGATCGCGGTCAGCGCCACGGTGACGACAAGCGCGGCGGCTGCAAACGCCGCGATCGCGGTTTCTTTGATCGGCGTCAGCGCCACCACATCGGGGGCCGCGAGATAGCCGATCACGACCGAAATAGCCCAGTACGCCAAGCGTGACAACGCGCCGCCTTCCCTCCGCGAAACTACGAACAGCGACGCGCCCGCGAACGCGCCGATCAGTGCATTACCGTCTATCCCCGGCAACAGTCCAGCGAGCGTTACTCCCGTCGCTGCTGCCGCCACTACACCTGTGCTTGCAGGTTCTGCCATTTGCCCTCCCGAGCCGTGATAACGCCCGCCAAGGCGGACGCGATGAAAGAAATTTGGAATTGCGTTACAACGTGGAGCTTTTGCCCCGATGAAACCCTGGTCCCGCCGTCAGCCTCGCCGAAAGCCCGCCCCGACCCTTGCCGACGCGCTCACGCGCTACCTGGCCGAGGTTTCCGCCACCAAGAAGGGGCATGTCTCCGAACAGTCGATTGCGCGCATCTGGCGCGCGACGCGCCTGGCCATCCGCCCGGTCGACCGCATCCGCAGCTCGGACCTGACGGAGCTGCGCGACGAATGGCTCAAGGACCGCGCGCCGGCTACTGTGGTGCGGCGCATGGCCTTCCTGTCACACGTCTACACGGTGATCCGCAAGGATTGGGGGTTCGACCAACTGGCCAACCCTGTACAGCTGGTGCGCCGGCCGGCGGTTGACGACGCGCGCGACCGGCGCCTATTCGACCGGATCACGCTGCGAGGCGTCTCCGACGACGAATGCCCCCGCAAAGAGCTGGAATGGATCATTCGCGCCACCCGCTCCGCAGAGCTGCCGACGATCCTGACCGTCGCCAAGGAAACCGGCATGCGCCGCTCCGAGGTCGTCGGCATCCAGCGCGAGCACCTCGACCTCATGCACGGCGTGGTCCATCTGCCGCACACGAAGAATGGCCGCGCCCGCGATGTACCCCTGACGCCTCGGGCGCGGGAGGCCCTGCGCCGCTGGGTCACAGGCAAACCGATGCGGGGCCGCATTTTCATGATGCAACCCGGCTCCGTTACCCGCGCCTTCATTCGCGCCCGCCGGCGTGCCCGGCTTCGCTATGAGGGAATCTGCCGGCATCACGGCCGCCGGCCCAACGCGGCCTACTTCCGAGACCTGCGCTTTCACGACCTGCGGCACGAAGGCACCTCACAGCTTGCGACGGTGTTCCAGATCCACGAACTGGCGAAGGTCAACGGCAACGTCGACACCCGCATGCTGCTGCGCTACTACCATCCACACGGACGCGAGCTGGCGCAGAAGCTGGCCCGCAGCGCACTTGGCCGGAAGCAACTTGAAGAAATGCGCCGCGAACGCGAGATCGAACTGGAGGCCGTGCCGCTGGCCGCGTAGCCCTACGCCTCCGCGTCAGCGCCGCCAACATCGCGAGGCGGCTCTACCGTCGTCAGCCAGGCCGGCAACGGCCCCCACCCGGGATAGCTGACCTTTCCGGTTGCGCCGTCATGCTCGCCGCCGAGCGAATACGGCGCGCCCGTTTCCACCACCCAAAGAGGCGTGGTGCGGTAGTCCTCGACCATGACCCATGCGTCGCCCACGCGCCTCGGCCATTTCCCGGTCAGCGGCATCGGCGGCGCATCCTCATACGCGCCATACGGGATGTTGAACGCGCCTGGCGTGAGCGCCAGCTCGTTGGCCACCGATTTGTACAGGTACAGACCATCATCATCGGTCTGGAATACGTCTTTCTGCAT